TACGACTACACCGACGCCGACGGCAACCTCGTCTTCCAGGTCGCCCGGATGCAGTACAAGCAGTCCGATGGGACCTGGCGCCTCAACAAGCACGGCAAAATCGATAAGACCTTCGCGCAGCGTCGCCGCTTCGCCGAGGAGAAGGACGTGTGGATCAACGGCCTCCTCGACGGCGAATACATGCGGAAGGGGCCCGGCCAGAATTGGACCCGATACGATTCCAAGACCTTCGACAAATGGGGAATGAAGGAGCGCCGCGAGTTCGACGGTATCTCGCAGCTGCCGCTATACCGCTGGCCGGAGGTCGCCGAGGCGATCAGCATGGGTCAAGCGATCTACCTCGTCGAGGGCGAGAAAAAGGCGGATGCCCTTTGGCAAGCCGGGATCGCGGCGACCTGCAACGCCGGTGGCGCCAAGAAGTGGACGCCCTATCATGCGGAGCAGCTGCGCGGCGCCCACATCATCCAGATCCCGGACAACGACGACGCCGGCAGGATGCACATGCAGATCGTCGGTTCCCGAATGAAGGAGATCGCGGCGTCGGTCATGATGCTCGATATCCGGTCGTTTTGGCCCGATGTTCCGGAAAAAGGCGATATCTGGGATTGGGTGCAGGCTGGTGGTGACCCCACGGATCTCTTCGACATCGTCGATCAGCACGCCCGACCATGGACGAAGGAACCACCGAAGTCGCGGTTCGGCGCCGTCACCTGGGACCGGCTTGATGAAGTCGGCCAGGAGCACGAATACCTCATCGAGGACATCCTGACCCGGCATGAGGTCGCCGTGATCTACGGTGAATCCGGATCCGGCAAAAGCTTCGAGGCCATCGACATGGCGATGGCGGTGGACCGCGGCGTCCCCTTCAACGGCAAGGAGGTCAGACGAGGTGGCGTCATCTACCAGGCCGGCGAAGGTGGCATCGGTGTAAAACAGCGCCTCCGCGCCTACCGGCAGACCTACATGGAGCCCGGCGAACGTGTCGACTTCGTCCTGCTGCCATCCCGCGTCGATCTCTTCGCCAAACCCGGGGAGCAGGATGTCGAAACCAGCCGCGGCACCGATGCCCTTATTGCCGAGATCAAGGCGTGGTCGGAGACCTTCACCGTTCCGCTCGAGCTCGTCGTCATCGACACCCTGGCGACGGCGACGCCCGGCGCCAACGAGAACGCCTCCACCGACATGTCCGTGGTGCTCACCAACCTGGAGCGGATCCGCGACGAATGCCGGACCTCCGTTCTCATGGTCCACCACAAGCCGCGGAACGGGAACAATCCCCGGGGCCACTCCTCGCTGTTCGCCAACGTCGACAATGCCATCGAGCTCGAAATCACACAGCGCCTCGATGTGGGCCAGCGTGCCGACGGCACTCAGCTGATCCGCCAGATCCACCGCGCCACCGTCCAGAAGAACAAGGATGGCGAACGCGGTCATGGCTGGGACTTCATCCTGAAGCAGGTCGTCCTCGGAACCCGGCCGAACGGGAAGCCGCTGACCTCCGTGGTTTGCGCTCCTCCAGGCGGGCAGAGCCCGGAGACCAATGACGACAAGCGGCTGACCGACCAGCAGCACATCGCGATGCAGGCCCTGATGTTTGCCCTGGAGCAGTTCGGCGAAGACACCCCCGAGATCCTCAAGCTCCCTCGCAGCATCAAATCCGTGGTGCTGTTCAAGCACTGGCGAGCCGAGTTCGAGAAGCTCACCTTCGTCGACGATGAAGATGAGAAGAAGCAGCGGGAGCGCATCAAGTCGGCGCTGAAGCGCGCAGGCGAGGCCTTCTACGGCCGCAAGTTCATCGGTCGCGCCGATCGGTTCATCTGGCTCACCGGTCGCCCGATCCCGGGCTTCAGGACGAGGAACAGCACGGAGATCGAACCACCGCGGCAGGATGCCAAGCAGACCTTGGCGGCGATGCAAGAGCTCGCCGACGGGGACATCCAGTTATGAGCAAGGATGTACCCATCAATGTACCCAGCCATATTTCGGCAATTTCCAAGCAAAGCCTTGCGGTGCAAAGGATTGTGGGGGATGCGCAGGATGTGCTCCGTGGCCCCCCATCGCGGCCTTGTACCCAAAATGTACCCAAAACACCGGAAAATGTACCCTGCCCTGTACCCCCGCTGCGCGTGGAAGCAATCGGCTTCGGCGCCTACTATTGCGCCGCCTATCGACGTGACGGCGCCCCCGACATCCTGCTGGATGGTGCCGACGGCAAGCCGCAGCGCTTCGCCTCGGCGACAGCGGCCGTCAAAGCCGCCAAGCTCGCCCTGCACTTCAGGCCGGATCAGCCGGCTGCCCCTGACGTTCTCGGCGCCAAGCGGTTCCACGAGCACCGCGCCGCCGAGCAGGCCGCCCTTCAGATCGAAGCCCTTGGTGGTGTCGTCGTCGACGGCCGCGTCGTCCCGGTGGAGGTGCGCCGGCGATGAAGCACCGTTGCGATATTTGGCGCGTCGCCGAACAATGCGGGGTTCGCCTCGTCGACCCTGACGCCCACGCCTGGCGCCAGCGCCGGCCGCGGGAGTGCTACGCTAAAAAGACGCTGAAGAAGATTGGGCAACGGCATGGCGAAGCCCATCTCGCGCTGACGCTGCGCCTCATCGTGGAGACCTATGAAAACGCGGCGGAGCTTTATTCGGAGACCATCCAGGCGGTGTCCTCGCTGGTGGCGAACCCCGCGATCGAGGCGCGCGGCGGCGCCCTGTTCGAGCAGTTCGATCGGATCAGCCTCGCCGAGATCCGGCATCAGGCCCGACAACTCGCCCTAGGGCTGCCGCTGGCGCACGTCATGCGGGTGCTGCTGGCGGTTAGGCTGGCCGATGGTATAGTCGCTGGGGATCGGAGGGCGGCGTGATGACCAAAATGGAAGTGGTGGGCGCGGTTTGCGTTGCGGTTTCGTGGTACTTGGCCCTTGAGGGCGGCTTCCGCGGGGCCAGGTGGGTATCGGAGGGCAATGATCCGGGTGGAAGCTGGTCTAAAGCTTCAACGATGATCATCCTTTCAATACCGATCGGCCTTTTCGGGATCGCGGTAATGGTTTGGTGGGGTTGATGGGGGCTTGGACCGCCAAAGCCGTCGAATACCGCGTCCTTGAAGCCGCGGAGACACTCATGCTGACACCCAATGTCGGCGGTGGCGTCGGCTCCGCATGGCCCGAGTACATCCCGCACTATCCCCGCGCCATGAAGATCAGGATCCGGCCCTCCCCCGGTGCGCTGACCCGGATGATGGAAACCTGGGGCTGGATAAACGCGTTGCAATCCGAGTCGGATCGGCGTCTTCTCTACGCTTGGGCCTGGACGAAGGCCCGGAAGGGGAAATTCCTCGACGATTTCGCCTCGCGGGAAGGGATCAAAACCCGGACGCTTCGCTGGACGATATCCCGTATTTGCCAAGCCATAGCGGAGCATTTGGAGCAAGCCAAAGTTCCCTGCTTCGAGCAAGCCATTGACGACGTTGCCGAAATCGAGCCAGAAACCGCATCACAAATGGTATCTTCCGAGACGTCTGCCACCCTCGAAATCGATGGTATCCGCAGCTCGATCGAGCCAGGCGCCCGCCCTCGCTACCCCACCAGAGATGAGATCACCGCCCTGGCGAAGCGCTTGGAGAGGGCGAACCGGAAGCGGGCTAAGAGCCGAGCTTAGATGGAAGCATATCGGTGAAGATTGCGGCCACCGCTGCTCGGTGCTCTGGACTGGTATTGGCTATTGCGCTTGTAAGGAGCAGCCCGGCAGCATCGTTCCGTACGACACCGACAGACTCCAAGTGTTTCAACAACTCCACGTTTAGCGCAAGACTAGCAATCGCGAGATCGTTCACATTGTGATCGGCCATATTCACCTCCCTTTTTCGGGTGGCAACGAAGCACGCCACTCGGGCTAAAACAATCCCGCTCGCCGATATGTCCACCGCGAATCCTTGTGCAGTTGGAAAACCGTCAAGGGAAATCGTCTCGTGCGAGGGTACACCGACGGGGACACGCCTTCGGGTCGTCTGCCCCGCAGACCCTTATGTGTCCGTCGAAATGGGTACGCCGGCGGGGTACATTCCGGGTACATTTGGGTACGGCCAGAGACGACACAATTCGTGATTTCCCTTAATGCCCTGAATTCGTGCACTTCTTCGCGCCTCCCTCCCCTCGCGTAGACGCCAAGTTCTGATGAGTGCAGCCTGACGGCGAGCGCGAAAGCGCGCTGCCGCCGTCATAGAGCTCTACGTTCTCAAGGCTGGCTCTATATCAAGAACCGTAGAAGAGAAGAGCGCTCGCTTGCGCGAGCTCCTGTCCGTCAGGGGATCGCTACCGTAGAGGTCACCACCAGCATGGCGAAGCAGATCGGCCCCCAGGTCCGTCAGCTCGACACGAGGACCGCGATGCCAGCAGCGAAGAAGGCAGACGCCGAGCTGCTCACCCCTCAACATAGGGCGTGGCGTGAAGCCGTCCTGCGTCGTTCCAACCATAGATGCGAAGCCATCGATGATGGTCGTCGCTGCCCTACATCGGCACCATCACGCCTCTTCGCCGACCACATCATCGAGCGCAAGGATGGTGGTGCACCCCTCGTCGTCGCCAATGGGCAGTGCCTTTGTGGGCGGCATCACACCCTGAAGACCGCCGCCGCTCGAGTCAAACGGATGAAAGAGCGATATTAACTCTCCCACTGTTCCGTACTGCGATCGTATCGGACCGTTCGCATCTCTACCGTCGACTGGCGCGGATAGCAGTCGATTGCCACCTCGGCCGCGGTCGATACGATGTGCTCATCGGCCCTTGCTTTCGCCCCCTCAAGCGCGTCGAAAGGGGGTGCGATCATATGGCCGTCCAGCGTAATGAAATATTGCATTTGGTCCGATCTCCTTCAGCCCCACCGATCTTCCGGCCAGCTGATCCTCGCCGTCAAGGGCGGGGGGTATCGAATCTCTAGGGCCTTTCGGGGGTCGAACCGCTCGGGGCTCATGTTCACGAAATTTTTTCCGCCGCCCATAAAAACCGGCTGATTTGCCGAAAGTGACCGAAAAAGCATGGCGAAACGAGGAAGGCCGCAGTGGAAGCCGACGGCGGCGATCCGGCGTACCGTGGAAGAGATGCGGTCATGCGGAGAGAGCGAGGCCACCATTGCGCGGTCGCTGGGCATCGACGCCGACACGTTGCGCAAGCATTGCGCCGATGAACTCGACAATGGGTTCTCTCACCGCCGGCGCGAGGTCATCGGCCTACTCTACAAAAGTGCGCGAGGCGGCAACGTCACCGCGCAGAAACGCCTCGAGGAGATGACGCGCCTCGCCGGCGCCGCGGCCGAGTTCGACGACAAGCAGAAGCAAGCTGGCCCCACGGCACCCCAACCGGTCGCCACCAGGTCGCCGAAGCGCGGCAAGAAGGAAGTCCAACGCGAGGACGCCTTTCACGCCGGCACGAATTCCGAATGGGGTGAGGATCTCGCGCCTATCCCGGGCACGAAGCCGAACTGATGCAATGGTCGACGGCGTGTCTCGACTGGGAGGCCCGCATCATTGCCGGCCGGTCCCTCATCCCGGATGGGTTGCCGATCGACAAGCTCCGCGCAGAGAAGGCGCTACGCATCTTCAAGCGGCTGAAGGTGAAGGACATCATCGGGAAACCAACGCTGGGCGAGGTCTGCCCTCAGTGGATCTTCGATCTCGTCTGGGTGGTGTTTGGCGCGCATGACAGCGCGGCGAAACGCCAGTTGATCCGGGAATTCCTAATCCTGATCAGCAAAAAGAACGCGAAGTCGACGATCGCCGCCGGCATCATGGTCACCGCGCTGATTATGAACCAGCGCGCCATGGGCGAGTATCTGATCCTGGCGCCGACGAAGGACGTCGCCGATAACAGCTTCCTGCCGGCGCACGGCATGATCACCGAGGACGACGCGCTCTACAAGCGCTTCAAGCCAAGTGATTCGACGCGGGAAATCACGAACCGGCTCGATGGCGCCGTGCTAGCGGTGAAGTCGGCCGATGCCGATGTCGTCGGCGGGCAGAAGGCGATCAGCTCCTTCGTCGACGAGCTCTGGCTCTTCGGCAAGAAGGCTTCCTCGGCCAACGTGCTGTCAGAGGTCACCGGCTCACAAGCATCGAGGCCAGAAGGCTTCACCATCTATGCGACCACGCAGAGCGATGACCCGCCGACAGGGGTCTTCAGCCAGAAGCTGCTCTATCATCGTGGCATCCGCGACGGGAAGATTGACGACCCCACCTCGCTACCGCTGATCTATGAGTACCCGGACGAGATGGTGAAGGCCCAGGCCTGGCGTGACGCCAAGACCTGGCACATCCCGAACCCAAGTCTCGGCTACTCGGTGGACCTGCAATGGCTGACCACGGAGCTGAAGAAGAAAGAGCTCGAGGGGACCGCCTCACTCAGCCTCTTCGTCTCGAAGCACTTCAACATTGAGGCCGGCCTCGGTCTCAAGTCGGGGAGCTGGGCCGGCGCAGAATTCTGGCTCGGCAACCAGAAGACCGGGGCCTCGAATGTCGATCGCACCCTGACGCTGCAGGAAGTAATCCGCCGGTCCGAGGTGATCACGATCGGGATCGACGGCGGCGGCCTCGACGATCTGCTTGGCCTCGCCGTCCTCGGCCGAGAGATCGGAACCGGAAAGCTGCTGCTGTGGTGCCACGCCTGGGCCCACGAGATCGTAAAGCAGCGCCGAACCGAAATCGCCTCAAAACTCGACGAGCTCGCCGGCTTGCATGAACTCACATTCGTTCAGCTGCCCGGTGATGACGTCTACCAGCTGGCCGATAACGTGCTCGAGGTTCACGCCTCCGGCAAAATGGCAGACGAGAACGCGATCGGCGTCGACTCCTTCGGCGTCGCCGCCATCACCAAGGCGCTGACGAGCCCACACCCGGAAACCGGCGATGAAAGTCCGATCGAAAAGGATCGGATCATCGGCATTCCGCAGGGCTGGAAGCTGAACGGCGCCATCAAGGACACCGAGCGAGATCTCGCCGGCGGCGTCATCACCCACAACGGCAGCGCTCTGATGAGTTTCGCTGTCGGCAACGCGAAGACCGTTCAACACGGCAACGCGGTGTCGATCGACAAGCAGGTCTCCGGCTCCGCCAAGATCGACCCGTTGATGGCGGTTCTCCATGCGAAGGTGCTGATGGGCTTGAACCCACAGGCCGGCAGGTCGGTTTACGAAGAACGCGGATTGAGGATCGCCTGACATGCCGAAGAACGATGAAGCCGGGCCCGGGATAAAGATCGATCGGCAGACCATCCGCGAGGTCGTCGGCGTTTGCGGCGCCGTCCTGGCCGGCTACGGCGCCTGGCTGCACTACGCGCCGGCGGGGTTCATGGTCGCCGGCAGCATCCTTGTCGGCCTCGCCGTGATCGGCACGCTGCGCGGCGGTAACTGACGATGGGTCTCTTTTCGACCGTACTCGGTGGCGTTAAGGCATCGAGTGGCGGCGGCGCTTGGCCTGCGGACGACGACCGCTGGTACGATGGTGCGGTCTCGAGCATGAGCAACGCGGGCCGTCGCGTCACGCCCGATGGCGCGATGCGCGTATCCGCCGCTTATGCCTGCATCGGCCTGCTCTCGAAGACGGTGGCGACTTTGCCGCTACGGATGTACCGAAAGGAACCCGCAACCGGGAAAACATACGAGGCACCCAACCATCCGCTGAACGATCTCCTGGAGTACCAGCCGAACTCTTGGCAATCCGCCTGGGATTTCAAGGCGATGATGATGATGCATCTCGCGCTGCGCGGCAACGCTTATGCCGAGATCGTCTCCGGCCCCCGGGGTTTTGCCGATAGTTTGGAGCCCATCCACCCGGATCGGGTTCTCGTCGACAGACTGCCAGACCAAACCATCCGCTACACGGTTTCCGATCCGGTCAAGGGAACCCGTCGCCTGCTCCAGGACGAGGTCTTCCACGTCCGGAGCCATATCGCGCCTGGTGGTCTCGTCGGCATCAGCCCGGTGACCTACGCCAGGGAGACTATCGGGCTCGCACTGGCGGCCGAAGAGCATGGCGCTCGGATGTTCTCGAACGGGGCTCGCCCGTCCGGTGTGGTCACCGTTGAAAAGACGATGAGTGACGCCGCGTTCGACCGCTTCAAGGCGCAATGGAACGCCAGTTTTGGCGGCATCCACAACGCCATGAAGACGCCGATCCTTGAGCAGGGCGCCAAATTCGATCCGATCAGCCTCGATGCCGAGGAGGCCCAGTTCATTCAGACGCGCGAATTCCAGATCGAGGAGATCGCGCGCTGGTTCGACGTCCCGCTCGTCCTGCTTCATCATATGACGAAGACGAGTTCGTGGGGTACCGGCGTTGAGGCCATCATGCTGGCCTTTGTTCGCAACAACCTCATGCCATGGTTGGGCTGCTGGACCGGGGCGATCCGCCGCGATCTCATCCTGGCGCCGAACATCTACGAGGCGCAGTTCGACGTCGAGCCACTGATCAAGGGCGATTCCCGTGCCTTGGCCGACTTCTACTCGAGGACGGTCCTCAACGGCATCCTCACCCGCAACGAGGCTCGCGCCGCACTCGGCTACAACCCGATCGACGGCCTTGATGAGCCGTTGGTGCCGACCAACACGACAACTTCGCAAGATGTGCCACGGGGCGATGGTCAGCCGCCGAACGGGTCCGCGCTAATCGGCCACAACGGTGGTCCCAAAATCGAAGACACCACGGAGCAAGCCGATGCCAACTAGGTTCCCGCACCTGCGTGCCGCGGTCCTGCAGCATCCCTGGGCGATTATGCCCGATCGTCTGGAGGCGATCGCGGAAGTCATAGAGCGTCGCGTCGAGGGCGTCAGACTTTCCGCGGACGAGATCGCTGGCATCAAAGGCGACCGCGAACCGAACGGTGTGGTTTCGCTACTCGATTCCGATACGCTGGGACCATCCGCAGCGGAGGCTCGCGCCGAGGGTGGCGCCGGCGGCCCATCAGTCATTGCGGTGATCTCAGTCTTCGGGATCATCGCGCAGCATGCGCGCCAGGTCGACGACATCAGCGGCCCCGGCGGCACCTCGACGGAGCGCGTACTTTCGAGCTTCCGATCGGCGCTGAACGACCCGAACGTGAAGGCGATCGTCCTCAACATCGACAGCCCGGGCGGGAATGTTAACGGGGTCCAGGTCCTGGCCGACGAGATCTTCAACGCTCGCGGCCAGAAGCCTGTTGTCGCTCAGGTCAACAGCCTTGCCGCTTCGGCCGCCTACTGGATCGCGTGCTCCTGCGATGAGATTGTCGTCACCCCCGGCGGCCAGGTCGGCTCGATCGGCGTCTACGCGCTGCATCGCGACGTCTCGAAGGCCGCCGAGATGGACGGTTTCAAGTTCACCTTCATCTCTGCCGGCAAATTCAAGGTTGAAGGCAACCAGTTCGAGCCGCTCAACGATGAGGCATCGAAAGCAATCCAAGACCAGATCGATGCCTACTACTCCGATTTTACGATGGCAGTGGCGCGCGGCCGCGGTGTCGAGGTCGCCGATGTCGTTGGGGGTTTCGGCCAGGGCCGAACCGAAAAGGACAAGAAGGCGGTGAAGGCGGGCATGGCAGACCGCGTCGCCACGATGGATGCGACGCTTCGCAAGCTGGCCGCCGCGAAGAAGCCGGCCGCTCCCAAAGCCGAAGCTGAAGGTGATACGCGGGTCGATCTCGAACCCGATGTGCAACCTGCTGCCCAGTCGGAGACCGAAACGACTGTCGAATCGACTGACAAACCCTCGAACAGCGAGGCAGAGGCCCTGGCCGCGCAGGCCGCGGCAGACCGAGATGTATTTCGTCGTCGCCGGCACGCAGCCCGCGCCCGCGGCGCCTAGTAGCCACTCAAATTCTTTGCGCCCCACGAGCCGCCGGGCACGTGGGCAGACTTTCCGCGCCCTTCTGCCCGGTTTTCAGCAACGTGGAGACCTAAAATGAGCATTAAAGTCCTTCGCCAGAAGCGCGCCGACCTCGTCAAAGAGGCCCAGGGCGTCTTCGACGTCGCCACCGCCGAGAATCGCGGCCTCACCGAGGCTGAAGCGGCGCGCGACGACGCGATTTCGGCCGAACTGACCGACATCGACGCACAGATCGTCCGTGCCGAGCGTCAGATGGAGCGCCAGCGCTCAATCGGCGGCGCCATAGATGCCAATGTCGATACCGACCAGCGCGATCGCGGCGGCCGCGGCAGCGAGCAGCGTTTCGCCACCCTTGGTGAGCAGATGATGGCAGTCGCTCGCGCAGGCAACCCCGATTATCGCGGCTCGGCCGATCCTCGCCTGATCATGTCCGGCCCGACCGGACTGTCGGAAGGGATCGCGGCCGACGGCGGCTTCCTGGTGCAGAACGACTTCAACAACGAGCTGCTGCAGAACACCTACGAGAGCGGCGAAATCGCCAGCCGTGTTCGCCGCATCGGAATTGGACCGAACTCCAACGGCATCAACATGAACGGTGTCGATGAAACCAGTCGCGCCAACGGTTCGCGCTGGGGCGGCATCCTGTCCTACTGGACCGGTGAGGCCCAGTTGAAGACCGCCAGCCAGCCGAAGTTCCGTCGCATCAAGATGGAGCTCGATAAGCTCACCGGTCTTTGCTATGCGACCGACGAGCTGCTGCAGGACAGCACGGCGCTGGAATCTTGGCTCCGCCAGGCGTTCGCAGACGAGTTCGTCTTCAGGATCGAAGACGCCATCATGAACGGCAACGGCTCCGGCATGCCGCTCGGCTTCCTCAACGGTGGTTCCACCATCACAGTGAACAAGGAGGCCAGCCAGGTCGCCGCCACCATCGTGGCGGAGAACATCCTGAAAATGTGGGCCCGCATGCCGGCGCGGTCTCGCAAAAATGCGGTCTGGCTTGTTAACCAGGATGTTGAACCGCAGCTCTACCAGTTCAACATCAAGATCAAGAATGTGGCCGGCACCGAAAACGTCGGCGGCATCGCAACCCCGCAGGTCATCTTCACCCCGCCTGGCGCCAACGGCAACCAGTATGCGACCCTGATGGGCCGGCCGGTCATACCGGTTGAATATGCTGCCACGCTGGGCACCGCCGGCGACATCGTGCTCGCCGATCTGTCGCAGTACCTGGCGATCGACAAGGGCCCGATGCAGTCGGCCTCGTCGATCCACGTCAGGTTCATCTACGACGAGACCTGCTTCCGGTTCGTATACCGCTTCAACGGCCAGCCGATCTGGGCTGCGCCGATGACGCCGTTCAAAGGCACTGCGACGCAGAGCCCGTTCATCGCCCTCCAGACGCGATAATCCCTGCGCCAACGGGCCGGCCTTCGGGCCGGCTCACCGCTCCCCCGATCAACCTATTCTCGCTGTCCTAGGAGACCGCAATGACCAAATTCACCCTTCCGCACCAGATGAAGCTCGTTGAAGGCATCGCGCCTGCGGCCGATGCCGCGGGCCGCAGCTCGGACATCGTCAGCCTGAAGAACGTTGGCAAGGCTTACATTTTGATCCACCTCACGCAGGGCAACGCTGCCACCATCGCGTTGACCCCGATGCAAGCCCAGGACGTCGCCGGCACAGGCGCCAAGGTCCTCGCCAACGCGGTGCCGATCTGGTCGAACCTCGACACCTCGCTTACCGACACGCTGATCCGACGCACCGATGCGGTGAACTACACCACCGATGCGGCCGTCAAGAACAAGCAGGTGGTCTTCGAAATCGATCCGGCCCTGCTCGACATGGCGAACGGCTTCGACTGCCTCTATTTCACGACCGGCGCGTCCAACGCGGCGAACATCACCCAGGCGGAGTTTCTCTTGGTGGATCTCCGCTACCAGCAGACGACACCGCCGAGCGCCATTATCGACTGATAGCGGGTCGCTACAGCCCGAGGGCCGCCGAAGAAGCGGCCCTCCTCTCCCTTTTCAACCCGGAGCACGCCCAATGTTCGTTCGCCAATTGATCGGTCGTGAGGCCGGCACCATCATCGAATTGCCCTACCACGCCGCGACGGCGAGCCTCGGAATGGGGACTTGCGCCGAAGTGACCGACGATGAAATCGCCGAGGCAGGTCTTACCCCGGCACCGACCTATTCCGCCATCCGCCCGGACGAGATGCCGGATGGCTATCGTGCGGTCGCGAGCGAAGGTGGCGGCTTCGACGTCATCGATGCCGGCGGCGTCGTCGTGAACCAGGAATTCATCCCGAACCTGCCGGCGGCGCGTTCATTCGCGCTGGCTTTGGCCGGGCACGAGGTTCCGCCCGCTGATCCTGTCGAGGTCAACGACCCCGACGAAGACCTCGAGAAGATGACGCGCGCCGAGCTCGACGCCCTGGCTGCGGAACGCGGCGTCGATATCTCTGAAGCCAAGAACAAGGGCGACGTGATCGCGGCGCTGCAACTGGCGGCCGAATAGCGCTGCCTTTTGACTGGTGGAGGCAGCGATGCGCTCATCCCTTGCAGTTACCACGCCGGCAGGCGACCTCTCGCTGCTCACTCAGTCCGAACGGCGCGAAGCAGCCGGCCTCGCCGCCGGTGATGCGTCGCAAGATGCAAAGCTCGCCGCACTCGATCTCCGCCTTGCCGCCGCCATCATGGCGGAATGCAAAATCGCCATCGGCGCCGGCGGGGAGCCCACCCTCCTTCAAGAAACCCTCACCGAGACGTTTCGGGGTGTCCATCTCGCTGAGATCATCCTTTCTCGGCGGCACAAAATCGAGATCACCAGCCTCACCGAGGATGATACGGCGATCACATTCGATACCGATTTCGTCGTCGATCCCGAATCTGGCCTCGCCGCACGTCTTTGCAGCGATCAACACGTCCGCTGGTGTGCCTCCAAAATCGTGGTTGTCTACAAGGCCGGTTTCACCTTCGCGACGATCCCGGGCGACCTGAAACAGGCCGCAATGGATTTCATGCGTCTTGCATGGGCGGAAAAGGACCGCGATCCGTCGCTGAAAAGCGAGGTTGTCGACATCCCCGACGTTCGCCGTGTGGAGCGCGGCTTCTGGGTCGGCTCAGTACCGGGGCAATCCACTGAAGGTGCGGTTCCGGACATCGTGGCCGGTCAGCTCGCCCGGTACCGCAATTGGTGGATTTCGTGACAACTCCGGCGTCCCTCATCGCCGACCTCGACGCCGCCCTTGCCGACGCCGGCGAGACCGTCACGATCCGGCGCTACACCGCGCCGACGGGGACGCCGCGGCCGAAGATCGACGTTGCCTCTGTCCCGGCCGCGATCCGCCCGGTGAAACCCGATGAGCTCGTCGGCGACGTCCAGCAAACGGATCGTCTCGTCGTCCTCAGTCCGTCCATGATCGAGGCGCTGTTACCGCTGAAGATCGGCGACAAGGTGCTGATCGCCGGCGCCGAGGCGAACGTGCAGTTCGCCGGGCATATCCGGGTCCAAGACGTCGTCGTCCGTTTAAAGCTTATGGTGCGGGGCTGATGGCCAGCTTTGCCACCTTCGAGCGCGACCTCAAGGTTGCCACAGCCGGCCTGGAGCCAGCTGCAATCAACGCAGCCGTCGCCAAGTTTGCTCGTGAGGAGATCGCACGGGTCGTCGCGTCCGGCGAGGGTAGCCCGAATTTCGACCGCTACGTCAACGGCCGCGCCGGCGCCGCCGAGGAATCGGTGCAGGCGCCAGGACCGATCCTTTATGTCTTCAACTGGTGGGCGGACATAATCACCGCAGCGCTCGAGGAGCTCGTGAAGCGAAGCCCACGGAAATCGGGGCGCTACGCCCGCTCGTTCCTGGTTGTCGTCGGCGGCAGGACCGTCGTCACCGACTTCACCAAGCTTCGCGGCGACGCCGAGGTCATCATCTTCAATCCGCAGCCGTACACACGCCGCATTGAAACCGGATCGATGTCGCTGTCAGTGCCGGCACGTCACTTCGAAACGGCGAGAGGGGCGCTGCGCCGGCGCTTCGGCAATTCGTACCGCGTCGAGATGAAGTTCGTCGAGGTACCGAGCGGGATCTCCACCATGGCGCCCTACCGGCTTCGAACGGGCGAGCGAGCCGGCGCCATGCTGACCTATCCCGCACTCGTGATGAACGCGCTCTGATGTCCAGTCCCGAAGCCTTTGACGGCATCCACGACTACCTGTTGGCGGCCTGGGCCGGCCGGACGCCGATGGTGTTTGAAAACGAGCCCTCCCCGATCGGCGACACCCCGGAGGCATGGGTGCTCGTCGAGATCTTCGGCGACTTCTTCGATCTCGCCTCGATCGGCGCCGAACCCGTGCTTGCGAATCGCTGGCGCGAAGGCGGCCAGGTTCTCATGCATGTTCTCACTCCGAACGAAACCGGCTCCCGGGCCGGCCGCGTCTACGCCAAGCAGCTGGTCGATCTCTTCCGCGGCCAGGAAATCGCCGGCATCCGCTTCCGCGACGCCTCGATCGGCGCCGGCGAGCGGGGAACGCAGGATGGAAACTACTACCGCATGACCGCAACAATCGACTGGGAGCTCGACCAATGAACAATGTTCTGAAGCCCTTCAACTCGACGTCACGCCGGTATGCTGTTGGCGATCCGGTCCGCGAAACCGACGATCTCTCGCCGCACTCCTTCGAGGACCTGAAGGCGCGCAAGTTCATCGGGACGCCCAAGCCTGCCCAGGCCGAGAAGGCCGCTGCGCCATCCTCAAAGGACAAATAGTCCGCTTCGCCTTCCTGACCACCAGAACCGCCCGCTCGGCCCCGCCGTAGCGGGTTTTTTCATGGAGAAACCCAGTGACAGATTCCAATCGTCTGCGCCTTACCACCGTGCGGGAATCCTCGCTCGGCGTCACTCCCGTTACCCCACGCATGCGCACCATGCGCATCACCGGCGAGGGTTTGAAGTACGAGCCTCAGTTCGTGCAGTCCGCCGAGCTGCGGTCCGACCGCATGAACGCGGATCCGATCAAGATCAACGAGCAGAACTCGGGTCCCGTGAATTTCGAATTCTCCTACCCCGTGCAGGACGGGTCGCTTGCCGACTTCATGCAGTCCATGATGTTCAATCCTTGGGTCAACACCCCGACCCGTGACAACGACGGCACCGCCGATAGCGTCATCACGGCGCTCACCGGCACCACGGATGTGGTGACCTGTACGACTGGCCCCGCCTTTGCCGCGGGACAGATCGCCAGGTTCTCCGGGTTCGCTACCGGGGCGAACAACGGTGTCTTCAAGTGCACCACTGGCGGCGCCACCGCTCCGGCGTTTCTCGGCGCCGGCTTCGTCACGGAAGCGGCGCCGCCGGCAGCGGCACGCATCAAGGTGGTTGGCTTCCAGGGTGCCTCTGGCGACGTCACCGCGCTGGCCGATGGTCTGGGATCGACCGCGCTCGATTTCACCACTCTCGGGCTGGTGCCAGGTCAGTGGGTCAAGATCGGGGGCATCGCGGCAGGCGATAAGTTTGCGGCTGCGGTCTGCAACGGATGGGCCAGGACTTCCGGAGCCATCACGGCGACCAAAATTCCGCTCGACAACCTGCCCGTGGGCTGGACCACAGATGACGGCTCCGGAAAGACTATCAAGGTGTGGTTCGGCGATCAGATCAAGAACGGCGTCACGATGACGTCGCAGACGATCGAGCGTGGCTTCATGGGCCAGGCCGTGCCGACCTATATCGCGCAGCGCGGCATGGTCGTTGGCCAGGCCTCCTTCAACTGGACCACGGAACAGGTGATCTCGGGTTCGTTCACGATGAACGGTCTCACCGGCGAGCAAGGCACCACGCCTCTCGATGCCTCCCCGGATGCAGAAACCACCAATCGCATCATGGCCGCCAATGTCGACGTCGGCCGCATCGCTGAATCCGGGGCATCTGTGGGTTCACCGAACTGGATCCGGGCGTTGACGATGAACGTCAACAACAATCTCCGCATGAAGACGGCTGTTGGCAACATCGGCTCCGTCGATATCGGCGTCGGCGAACTCGCGATCGACGTCACGCTGGAGACCTACTTCGGCGACAACGCGCTTCTCACCAAGCTGCTCGCCGGCACCGTCGGCAACCTGAACTGCCGCACCGCCAAGGACGGCCAGGCCGTCGTGATGGCGCTGCCGCGGCTGACCTTCACCGGCGGCGCTCCCTCAGCCGGCGGTAAGAACCAGGATGTCACCATGGCGCTCGCCGGCATGGTGTCGAAGGATGCCCTGACGGCTGCCAGCCTCATCTGGGACCGGTTTGAGTACTTCGAGGCCTGATCCCAAATCCCGGCCCGACACCGGGGAAAGTTTGCGCGCGAAGGCGGGCGGCGCTGTCGGGGCGTCGCCCGTTTCCTCCCGACAAAGGATCCACCGACATGACGATCAAGCTAGGCAGCCTTGCTGCAGATCTCAAAAAAGAACGCGAGGGCGACTGGATTGAGCCCAAGGAATGGGGTGGTCTAAACCCGGAGAAGCCATTCGAGATGACGCCGCTGCCCGGTCTCGCGCTTCTCGTCCGTTCGACAAACTACCCGCCGTACATGACGGCAAGACAAGCCGCGCTGGAGAAAATCAAGCTCGACTATCCTGACGGCCAGGTCCCGCCGGATGCGCAAGCGCGGATCAACGGTGAGCTCGCCGTTCAGCATCTTCTGCTTGGCTGGCGCGGTCTCGACATCGAGTACTCCCCTGACGTTGTGAGCAATGTCTTGGTGGCCGAGGAACACCGCGTCCTGCGCGATATCACTTACTATTGCGCCGGCCTGGTCGGCAAACGTAAGGTCGAGTTCGTCGAGGCCGCCGCAAAAAACTAACAGCGGCCTTCCGCTACGATCTGAAGCGGAAAGGCCTCGATACCTGGCTGCTGAAACTGGCGGCCCAATACCCGAATGAGTTCCCGAAATCGCAGCTGCCGTCTCGGCCGCATGACGCAAAACCCGAGTTCTGGCACGAGTTCTACTGGCGAGCCTGGGAAGCACTTCGGTTCGATCGCCAGTACGGCGCATTCGGTGGTGAAAGCCCGATCAGCTTCGTCACCCTCGACACATATGCACGTCGTTACGGCATCGAGGGTGAAGCCTTCGAGACCTTCCATCGGTTCATGACGGCCATCGATACCGAATGGCTGCTCTACACAGCTGAAAAAGACAAGGAAGAGGAGGCTAAACGCAAATGACAGTTCAGCTTTCCAGCCTCCGCGTCTCCGCCGACATTGACGCCTCGAAATACGTCGCCGGGGCGCAGCAGAAGGTTGCTGCTGACGCCGCGATGACGGCGTCGAGCCGAAACGCAGCGGTTGGGATTGCAGCAGTTGGAACGGCTGTCGGCGCCGCAGCCCCCAAGATCAGCGAATCTGGCGACGTCCTCGCGCGGCTGTCGCGCCAGTACGTCGAAGGCTTCGCGGCCTCCCAGAAATTCAACTCGGCGATCAACCAGCTCGCCAAGGGGGTCGACACCGGCAAGATCGCGATCACGCAAACTGGGCCAATCCTCGACGGCATCTACAAGAAATTCGGCCAGACTGCGGATTCCTCGGCGATCATGGCCAGGGGACAAACCGAGCTCGCGCTTGCGGTCACGGCGGCAAACGCTCGCTTCGTTGCAGCCCGCAAGCCGCTCGATGAGGTCGGCAATTCCGCGCGCCTGACGTCGGGCCAACTGCTCAATCTGTCGCGCCAGGGCAATGACGTCATCACGATGTTTGCGCTCGGCGCCCCGTTGATGCAGGTCTTCGCTTCTCAGGCTGGCCAGGTCTTTGACGCCCTGGAAAGCGGGCCTGCCGGCGCCTTGGGGTCCTTGAAGGCGATTGGTGGCGGCCTCCTCAGCTTCGTTGCGACACCGCTTGGTGCTGTCACGGTGGCAACGACAGCCGCCGTCGCTGGGCTAGCCGCGTATGCGACCTTCGGGCGCGAGCACATCCGCGATGTCGACGAGGTCCTCAAGGATCACGAGAAAAACATTCGGGCGCTGAAGGATGCCTACGGTGAGGCCGCTGACAGCGCGATCGCCTACGGCAAGGCGGCATCCAATGAGGGCCGCGCTGGAATTGCAATTCCGACCGCTATCACCGAGCTGGAGCTGAGGCTCTCTCTCGCAGAAGCTACACGCACGGCATCGCGGAGTATGACCGCCAATGCCAACGGTCTGCAAGGTGGATCGCAGTTCGGCCCGAGCGTGACATCGCAGTTCAAGGATTTTGCCGCCGAGATCGATAAATTCCAGGGCACAATCGCACAAGGTAACCCTGATCTTCTCGCCTTTCGCAAAGCAATCACGGAGAAATGGGATCTCGATCGCAACAACGAAGCGCTGACCAATGAAGCCTCAGCGCTGCTGAAGCTTACCGATGCCGCCGCGAAGGCAGCACTCGCCTTGCCCGCCGCGAAGGCAGCAATCGACGCCTTGAACAACGGCAGGTATCCAAGCTTCGCCGACATCCAGCCCCGCCAGGACTATGAGGATCGGAACAGCGCCAATCTGACATGGATGGAGCGGCAGCGTGCCGCTGCACTCGGCGGTATCGGCGCCAAATCTCCTAATCAGTTGCGCGCGGCCGCTATGGCGACGGAGGCTGCCCGGCCGAGTGCCGCCGGTGAGAGCGACGACGTCCGGCAGTACAGGATTGCGAGCGCCGGCGCCCTCGCTTACGCGCAAGCCGTTCATTCGTTGGCCGAGGCCCAGAAGGATCGTGCTCGTGCGCTTGACCAGACCCTTGCCGGCCAGCAGCTCGATCTCGACCTCGTCGGGAAAACCGCTGGCGAAGCCGCCAGGCTCCGCATGGAGTTCGATCAAATCGCGCAGCTCCGCGCCGAGGCGGCTCGCAACGGCGTCGCCGCCGACGAGCAGGAAATCGAGCGGATCAAGGAAAAGGCGGCAGAATACGGCAAATTCGCTGATCAGATCGCCCGCGCCAATCTTTCACGAGATCTCGCTTTCGAGCGTGACCAGCTCGGCCGCACCTCACAAGAGCAGGCGATTGCATCCCGTCTGCGCGGCGCCGGCTTGCCCGTCGATCTCAACTCGCCGGAAGCGCAGCGGATGCGTTCCAACCAGGTGTTCTCCGACAACAAGGAGATGGCAACCAGCTTCCTCAACGACTTCAAGAGCGAGCTTCTCAAGAACGGCGGCAACATCGGCAAGGCGCTTGGGACTTCGATCCTGAATGCGCTGACGCATTCGATGGACAAGCAGTGGGAAGCCATCTTCGACAGGCTTGGCACCGCCTTTGCCAACTGGATGAGCGGCGGCAAAGGCGCCGGCGGCGCACTCGGTGCGGGGTCGGGCATCGTCGGTGCCGTGCTCGGTGGTGCCAACGATAACTATGCGCCTGGAGCCGTCACGCGCGCGCCGTTGGGCGCGACCGGCGGCAGCATGGCGCAATATGCCGCCGCGATCCGCTCGATTGAGAGCGCTGGTAGCGGTGGGTATTCAGCGCTGGGGCCAGTCCTGAAAAATGGCAACCAGGCGCTCGGCGCCTATCAGGTCATGAAGAGCAACCTGCCTTCGTGGTCGCAGGATGCCCTTGGCAAGACCCTATCGCCGAGCCAGTTCCTCGCCGACTCCGGCGCGCAGGACGCGATCTTCGCGAAGCAGTTCGGCAAATACCTGTCGAAGTACGGAAATCCGCAAGATGCGGCATCAGCCTGGTTCACCGGCCGGCCGCTATCGAGCGGCGCCGGTGCCAGGGATGTCCTGGGCACCACCGGTTCCGTCTATGTCGACAAGTTCAACGCCGCGGTGGACAAGGCCGCCGGAAGCCTTGGTGGCCTGGATAGTAGCGTCAGCAACACGGTGCAGGCGCTCGCCGGCGGGATTGGCGGCAAAGGCGGCCTCGCCTCCATCCTGGACGGACTGAAGCCGTCGAATTTCCAGGCCAACACTACGCTGTCGGATATTCTGGGATATTCGGGAGGCGGCGCCGCGGCACCTAGCGGCGGTGGCGGTGGCTTCCTAAGCTCGATCTTCAGCTTCATCCCGAAGTTGTTCGGTTTCGCCGATGGCACCGAATCGGCCCCAGAGGGCTGGGCATGGGTTGGTGAGCGCGGTCCGGAGCTCCGCAGGCTTCGCGCCGGCGACACCATCCGCAGCAATGCGAGGTCGATGCAGATGGCATCGGCCGGCAATTCGAACAGGCAGCCCAACGTCGAACTGCATGTCCACGTCAACGGCGCCAGCGGTGATGATCATATCCGAACGCTGTCCAAGCAAGGCGCCCAGGAGGCGATCGGCGAGTATCATCAGGGCCAGGTGAACGGCGGGTTCGGTGATACGCAACGCCGCTACACTTCACAGAAGGGGTAAGGCATGGGGTACATCAATCTCCCCACGCTCGACATCGACTTCCTGCGGCCATCCAAGATGTCCTTTGACACCAAAGGCGGCGGCCTGGAAGGCGGCCGCAACGGGCTGGGCGAATCGATCACGATCGAAACCAGCGGCGGCGGTGTCCTCATCGGCTCCTACGAGGAGTGCTTCGTCCAGGCGAGGGAATCGCACGAATATATCAACTGGGTGGCTGCCCGAATGAACAGCTCGGTCCGGTTCATGAACGTGCCAATCAAATCCGACTGGATGGGACCTTTCCCGGTCGATACGAGGAGCATCCCGCGGCCGATCATAGACGGCATCCCGCATTCGGATACCTCGCTGTTTTCCGACGGCGCCGGCTACAGCCAGTTCACGGTGTTCGGCACCATGGGCGCCGCTGCGGCGCTCAATGCCGGGCAGATCACGCTGAACATCTACGGCGCTGAGCGCAACCTACGTTGGTCGGATTGGTTCTCAATCTACCATCCGATCAAGGGCTGGCGCGCGTACCGCTACTGGGAGACGACCGATCCTGTCCCGGTGACGGAAACCGTTGAGGGTGTCGTCTACACCGGTTCGCAATACGTGCTGTCGCTCGACCGGCCGTTGCGCGAATCGGTGCCGGCGGGGACGCGCATCGAGTTTGCGAGGCCGCGCTGCGTCATGAAATTTCCGTCAGGGTTCACCCTGCCTTGGGATGCGCAAGGGTTTTGGCAGTCGACGCCAACAATCCAATTTGTCGAAGGCTTCTAACCCATGGCCTGGCAGGATCTGATCGGCTCCTATGACCTCGACTATGTGCCTCAATCGGTCCTAGATCGTATGGCATCGAGCCATATACTCGGCATCTTCTTCCGGCTCGACAGCGATCCCGGCCTGCATATCTGGGCAGGCGTCAACGACATCCCGGCCGGCTTCGACAGCCTCGACGAGGATGGTACGGTCTATCTCGGCGGCGGCAGGCTGCTCAACATCCCGACGCTCGAGGTGCTCGTCAACGGCCAGAGCTCCAGCGTGGAGTTCGGGATTTCGGGCATCGACCCGGATACCGCAGCCAATGTTCTTGACAACATGCCCGACATCCGCGGCAAGGATTTGAAGATCGGCTTCACCACGCTGGATGACTATTACCAGCCGACGACGCCGATCATTGCGCTGTGGACCGGAACGGCGTCGCATCCCACCGAATCCATGCCGCCAGTCTCAGGGACGGACAACCCGACCACGACCCTGACGCTTGCCGTGGTTTCGGGGTCGAACACCAGGTCGCGCGCCTCGCTGGTGCTTTGGTCGGGACCACACCAGAAGGCGATGTATCCGACCGACAAGTTCTGCGATGGCACCGCGCGTCTGGCGCGAGGCGTCGCACCGGCCTGGCCGAACTACTGAGGCACCAATGACGCTTGAACAGTATATCCGGCTGCCGCACCGCTGGCAGTGGGGGTTCACCGACTGCACTCTGTTCGCGGCCGACTGGGTGGTCAAGGCAACCAGCAAGGATCCGGGCGCCGAGCTGCGCGGCACCTATTTCGACGCCGATGGCGCTGCCGCCATCCTGCGGGCCGCTGGCGGCTGCGAAGCCCTCGTCGGGGCAAAGCTCGGTGCACAAGGCTTCCAGCGCGTCCAGCAGCCGCGGGACGGCGATATCGGCATCATCAGCGCCATGACGGGTTTCGAGGCAGCCGGCCTCGCGGTCAAGGAAATCCCAGCCATAAAATTCGGCCCGCTCTGGGCGGTGATGTCGGCGCGCGGGGCAATGGTGAAGCATCTCGACTGGACCGGCGTGGCATGGCGTATCGCGTGAACCCGTTCGATGACGCGTTGCGCCAGGCGCTGGCCAAGGTTTCGCGAGCGCGCACCTACAATCCCGGCATGGGCGCCTTCGAGACCGCGTCGACGCAGGAGATCATCGCAGAGGGCTGGCACGGCGAATACCGCTGGCCTGTCCGCAAGGATCCGATCTTCACGCCGATCTTCACCGCCATTCTTGGCTCTGGCGGGTTCACGCTTTTCGGCACGACTGTCTCCTATGCGGCCATCGCCTCGGCTATTGCCACCACGGCGATCGTCGCCGGTGTGCAGTATCTGCTGACGCCGAAGCCGCCGAAGCCGGAGGACGGCCGCGCGCCACTGACGCAGCCGATCCCTTACCGGTTCTGGGGCGTCGGGGAGGCCAGGCTTGCCGGCGCAATGATGCTTTGGGAAGCGGTCGACAACCGGATGTACTCGGTGCAGGCCATCGTCGGCCATCGCATCAATGCCTACACCGGCTACTACCTGAATGACGACAAGGTCGAGCTCGACGGCAACACCGTCATCAGTCCGGACGGCGACCGATACGCCAGTGCCGATCCTGTGCGCATCTACCGGCGCCTGGGGCTGACGCCGGAAACCGCGATTGCCGAAATCGTAGATGATCTGGGCGCCGAAGGCGTCTGGACATCAGACCATCGAGGCGACGGCCAGGCGTCGGTCGGCATGACATGCCGCGCACCAGGTGCGGAAAACTTTCAGAAGCGGTATCCGTACGGCAAGCCTGCTCTGTCTGTCGTCGCCGAGCTCGCGCTGTGCTGGGATTTCCGCGATCCGGCGCAGGACCCGGAAAACCCGGGGACATGGCTCTTCACCAAGAATTCTGCCCTGATTCTGGCGTGGCACGAATGCTTCAACCCGTTCGGCACCAAGCGTGATTTTCGCAAGGCGTTGCTGCCGGTTCTCGACATGTGGCAAGAAGAGGCCGACGTCTGCGATGAGGACGTGCCAAGGGCCGCTGGCGGCACGGAGAAGCGCTATGAGTGCGGCGGCTTCGACACTACTGACCACGACCCGAAAAGCGGCACGAATGCCATCCTCGCCTCCTGCGACGGCTGGATGTGCGAGCGCGGCGATGGCGCGCTGCTATTCGTCGCCGGCAAATTCAGGGAAAAGTATGTCGCCACGCTGACTGATGCCGATATCGTCGGCCACACCGTGCAGCACGATGTCCTGTTTGAGGAAGAGGTCAATCAGTTCATCCCGAAATTCACCTATCCGGCCACGGATTTCACGACGACCGACACCGACTTTTTCGAAGATACGCCGGCACAGATCGAGGCCGGTCGCGTCTTGCCACAAGACGGCAACTACATCTGGGTGCAGCAATGGCGGCAAGCTCGCCGGCTCGGCAAGCGGGAGTTCGCCCGTCTGCGGGAGAAGAAGCGCGGCACGTTCGACGTCCGCTTCACCGGCATCAACGCGGTCTACGCGCCATGGGTCAGGCTGGCGACACCGCGGCGGCTGCCATCGATGGATGGCAAGCTGATCGCCAACCGGCGGTCGACCCTCTCCGTCTCGCGCGGCGGTTTTCAGATGACGTGGATCAAGATGCCTGGTTCCGGCCCGGAGATCGACGACTGGAACCCGGCGGTCGATGAAGGGGCGGCGCCACCGGTGCCGGCGAAGCCGGTTTCCGACGGCATTCCGAAGCCAATCATCGATACCGCGGCGGCAATATCCGGCAGCGGGACGGTCTATATCCGCCTCGCCTTGGTTGATCCGAACCGCACGGATCTCACGCCGGCCCTGCGCTATCGCGTCGCCGATGTGGGTGGTGGCGTCCCTGGCGCCTGGATCGAGCAGAAATTCCCTGGGATCGCGCCGGATGCCGGCCTCATCGTGCTGAACACCAATCCGGTTCCCGCCGACACATCGATCAACATCGAGGCCGTCTATATTGGGTCGAACGGCAGCTATGGCGACTACTCGGAAAGCGAAACGGTGGTCTCCACCGTCGACAACACACCGCCGGCCGCGGTGTCGGGTGTTGTCGCCACTGGCGGCGTCGGCCAGGTTGCCTTGACCTGGAATACGCCGAACTCTGGCAATTATGTAGCCACCAACATCCGCCGAAACACCGTCAACAACGAAGGCGCCGCAACCGTGGTCCGCACCGAATATGGCGCGCCGTCCTCGTCCGATGCCTGGACCAATACCGCGCTCGCCGCCGGCACCTATTACTACTGGCTGCGCTCAGTGAACGGCTCTGGCGTGGAGAGCACGTCCAGCGTCGCCACCGGCCCGAAAGTCGTCACCTAACCCCCGGCCCATCTACCCGTTTCCACGAATTTCACCCTTGCCGTTCCGGTGGGGTCTCCAGCCCTGGAGCTTTCGCATGCCCGAACTGATGAATACGATCATGGCCGACGGGCCGTCCTCCAATCCGTCTCAGCCGGTCAAGGCGCTGTTGCGGGCATGGGGTACCTGGGTCGAGGGCATCATCACCGCCTTTCTGTCTAATGGCGGTCTCATCTACGACACCAAGGCGCACATGGATGCCGATCTCGCCCACGGCGCCAATTCGTCGGCATGGGTTCTGGGCGATCCGACCGTCGCCAACAATGGCATCTATCGGAAGCTCGGCGCCTCCGGGGCGGGATCCTGGAATCGCATTGCCGACCTGCCCTACAGCTTCATCGCGGCGACCGATGCCGGGGCCGGCACGGCTAACGCGATCGTGGCGACAACGAGCATTCCGTTGCCGTCGGCGAACGGTGCGGCGCTCATCTCGCTCAACATCTTCGAGAACAATACCGGACCTGCGACGGTATCCTTCAACGGTGGAGCAGCGCTGACCATCAAAACCAATGCCGGCAACGACGTGCAGACCAACTATCTGGTGGCTGGCATGATCGTCGCCGGCTACGTGTCGGGCTCGACATTCCGGTTGATCTCGGAAATCGGCACCGCCGCAGACCGGGCCGCGGCTGAAGCAGCGGCTGCCGCGTCCGCAGGCTCCGCCGCGGCTGCTGCCGCCGCTGCCGCGACGGTCAATCTGCCCACTACCGTAGCCAACACCATGCTTGTCGCAAAGCCGGATGGCTCCGGCTACCTGGCAAAGGTGGCTGCTGACGTTCGGGACTTCCTCGATACGCCGGTCTACGTTGCCGATCGAGCCTCAGCGAAGGCTCTCGACCCGACGAAGGATAAGGCATTCATCATCTACGACGAGGGCGGTCGCAATGGCCCCTTCATCTTCAAGCTGACCTCCGCTCTGACCGCAGCGGAGTCCACGGCGAAGGCCGCCGACACACAGGAGGGCATCTATTTCACCAACGGATTGTACACGGCGATCCGGCAGGGCAAAGTTTTTGATGTCACCGTCTTTGGCGCGGTGCAGAATGGCGTCACCGATGACAGCGCTGCAATTCAAGCATCTCTCGATGTCCTAGGGTACGCAAACGTCCTCGAATGGAAGGGCAGCACGATCAAGGTGAATAACATTCGCCTGAAGGAATACGGAAACACTCTCCAAGGCTATGGCTGGCCTAAGCTGATTTCGAGTGCGGGCGTGGTCATCAACATCGAGCACAGCTTTCAGACGGTGCGCGGATTTCAAATCGACGGGACGCTCCAGACCTTAACCGTTCCGGCGATCATGCTCAAAACAGGGCTGCGAGGTTTAACCACAGTAACTGTAGAGGATATCTACGGCATCAACTGTGGCGCGGGTATCGCGGATGATCACAATGGAACAAACAAAGGTGTGTTCATCAACTTCCGAAACATGACTTGGGAAGGCCATCGCGGCGGTGGCATCACTACGTATGATTGTTGGGCATCCTACTATATCGTGAATGTTGTGTTTAGCCGCGTAGGTGTGACTGGCGCTTCATACAACTACAACAGCTTCTACATCAACGGAGCGCAGGGCGTATTCTTCCTGAACAATGCGGTCAACGGGTCGGCTGGCACAAGCATTCAACCTCAACAAGACGGCGCGTTCTTCGACAATTGCGGTTTCGTCGTTTTCGACAACTTCATCCCGGATCACGTCGGCGGTCGAGGCATGGTCTTCAATGCGTGCATCAACGTCCGGGGAGGTAGGAGCACGATCGTCAATTGCGTAGACCATGGCTTCGTTGTTGTCGGGGGCAGCTATTACAGCATCGAGGATGTTCACTGCTCGCAACTGGCGGCAGTCGGTCTTGCCAGCAAGGACGGGTTCAGCCTCTCAGGCGCGGTCAATACGTTTAGAGCTACAGGCCTGGCCGCTAAAGGCTTTACGCGCGACGGCTTCCATGCAGATGTCTGCGCGAGGCTCAATGTTTCTGGCGATTTTTCATCGAATGCCGGTCGCGGCATCGTGACTACGGGGGCGGGAACCGTCAACCTTTTCCACGGCTGCCTCACAGCCGGAAACACTGCTGGAAATTATAGCCTGTCGTCGGCAACCGATTTTCTGCGCGACCATATCGTCAACGCAGGAACAATCGGGGACGCGACGGGGCCGGCAACGGCATAATCGCTTGCTTGAGGGCAGAGCTGAACTGGGCTAAGGACACGGATCTAAACCTCGGAGCGCGCGTTGTCCCCACTTAAGCACATCACGATTATCCTGCCGATTGCCTATCGAGGCGGTTCTCTTCGCGTTACCAAGACGATAGCGCGCATGATCCGCGCCGGAAGCGATAAGGCCGGCGTGCCGTGTAAAGTGCGGATCGGTGTCCCTGAGGGAAAATACGATCTGGTTTCAGACTTCAGCGATGCCATCGAGGACGGTGTTGAGGTGGCGGAATTCGAATGGTTAAAAATAGACGATAAGGCCGTTACGACCGCGAATTCCCACCAAGGCAGGCAGGTCAATCTTCCCTTTTTGGAATACCAAATGCCCATCGCTGAAGGGTCGAAAAATTTCTCGGACTCAGACCTTTGGCTTTTGGTTTCTGATCGTACAGAGAAGCCGCTGGCGCCAATCAGGCCGTATGCGGTTTTCGCAACGGACTACATCCAGCGCTATGTGCCTGAGATTTTCGAAGGCAATGCGAGCGGGAGCTACGACCTGTCGTTCTTGCAGACAGTCAGGCAGGCAAACGCGGTAATCACCACAACGCCGCAAACTGCCGAAGATGTCGTTTCTTATGTCGGGGTTCCCCGGAACAAGGTCCAGCTCGCGCCGATGGATTTCGATCCAACGCCACTGTCAGGGACAGCTTCATCAAAGAAAAAGGAAGAAGGCTACTTTGTGTGGCCCACCAACACTACCAAGCACAAGAATCATTTGAGGGCATTCGATGCTCTCATGGACTATTACGACCTGTTTGGCGGCAATCTGCGCTTGAAGGTCATGGGGCCATTCTCGGATTATATGAACCCCGACAATGAGGACGTGCCGGACTGGTTCCAGAAGATCCCCTATATTCAGGACATTCAGAAGAAGATCCGTTCGTCTTCATCGATCCGGCAAAACGTAGAATTCGTTGGGGAGCTGTCCGATGCTGCATATGCCGCAACGGTCGCCGGTGCGGAGTTTCTTTGGCACCCGACCATCTACGATAATGGGACTTTTGCTGTCGCAGAGGCCGCTTGGCTCGGGACGCCGGCTCTATCAAGCGGCTATCCGCAAATGAGATACATCGGGGAGCGGTTCTCAATCCCGATGGAGTTTTTCAACGCGAGAAACACAAGCGAGATGGCCGGCGCGCTGAAGGGCATGGAGGCGAAGGCCTCTGACTTGAGGAAGACCCTCCCGAGCCGTGACGGCCTGGCGCAGCATTCGTGGCAAAGATACGCGTCTGACTACTGGAGCATGCTCCAGTCGATCCCGTTGAACTAGATCACCACTTACGATCTGCGTAGCACGTTTAACGATCCGCTTCAAACCAAGTCGTCGTGATGCCGTTAGGATGCGTTACCCTGATCCATTCGCCGGCCTGAGGTTCTTCCCGACACGGTATAGTTATTGGTCCACGGGTCTTTGCGGCATCGACAACATTCTCGGCCCGAACCTCGGCCCGCTCGACCGCTTCGCTGTCGCGCATCAACTCGACGATGAAACACCGCATGAGCCGCGCATCAATCCAGCGTATCGAGAGGCATGTCGGGCCGCTTCTGCTCTGGATCGTCTCCTCCACCAAATATCATATATGCCATGGCTAAGCCGCCTATCGCAGCGACTGATGCGGACGCCCACACGAGCGCGCCCGTCCACCAAAACAAGCTATTCATAGTTTCTCCCCTTGCCCGGGAGCTTTGTATTACATTGTTCTAAATAGAGCAAATGTACCAGCAGCAGTCGCCACAACGGCAAGTTTGCTCGGCTAGTGCTCAGCCAGCAACCAGCTCGTCTCACTGCTGCCTAGCTCGGCCTGCGCACCACATTACGGATCACATCGGCATCGTTGTGATCGCCGCTCATCAGCACTTCCCACACGCGTCAATGCGTATGAGACGCCCGCCGTCATAGGTGTGTATCTCGCCGGCGTTCAAAACCGCATCGCGCATGCCCTGCCGTAGCTCAAGCCACGGCTTGGGCAGCGATACCCAATCCCCTCGGGGTTCGTCGTATCTCATCCCTGGGCCCTCCCGCGGCCGACCATAGCCAAAATCCGAAAAGCCACAACCTGCCCCGCGAGGGCGGAAAGGATATGCCATGCAGATCTCCGCTGCCCTTCTGAAGCGCATCGCGAAGGGAACTCCCGACAATGCCAACGTGCAGTCGATCGTCATCGCCATGAATGAGTATGGGCAGCGCTTCGGTCTCGACCTGCCGCACCGTGCGGCGCATCTGATCGCTCAGGAGGCGCACGAGTCCGGTGGCTTCCACTATGACCGCGAGATCGTCAGCGGCGCCGCCTATGAAGGCCGCAAGGACCTTGGCAACACCCAGAAAGGTGATGGGAAGCGGTTCAAGGGCCGCACCGGTATCCAGATCACCGGCCGCGCCAACTACCGGAAATTCACCGCCTGGGTGCGCAAGTTCATCCCGGATGGCCCCGATTTCGAAGCCAAGCCCGAGCTCGTGAACACCGATCCATACGAGGGCCTGGTGCCGATCTGGTACTGGGACGCCGGCAACCCGACGGGCAAGACGCTGAACGTCTATGCCGACCAGAACAACATCGAGATGATCACCCGCAAGATCAACGGTGGCCTCAACGGCTTCGACGATCGGCTCGACTATTACGACCGCACCGCCCTGGTGATGCTCGGCTATCCCTTGGGGGCCTACAAGGCCTTCCAGCAAGCGGCAAAGCGCAAGGGCTGGTACACCGACGCCAAGATTGACGGAGCACCCGGCCCGAAAACCCGGGCAGCGCTGGCCTTGGCGCTGGTGCACATGACCGACCCAAATATCCAGCCCGTCACGCAGGCGGCTCCGGTTGTTGAGACCAAGAAAGTCGAGACCAAGGTGGAGGTACCCGTCGAAACCCCGGTGCCGGTGGCGGTCGGCGGCGAAACGGAGCAGAAGCCGTTCTGGCAGGATCCGCAATTCCAGAAGGACGCCGCGCTCGGCGGCGCCGCGCCGACACTCACCGCGCTTGGCGGCGCTGACTGGAAGGTGGTGGCGATTGTCGCCGGCGTGCTTCTGATCGGCATCGGCGCGTTCTTCCTGATCCGCCGCGCCAAGCAGGCCAAGGTGCAAGCCCAGAAGGCGGAGATCAATGCGCAGGCCGCCACGATCAGGGCGGGCATGTGATGATGAGCGAGGTCAAGACGCAGCCGGTTGTCGCCCAACTGGTCGACAGCATCATCGACGGCCCTGCCGGCAGCATCAAGTTCTATGATGCCGAGGGCCAATCGCCATCGGGCTTCCACTTCCAATGTCCTTGCGGATGCGGCGACATCGGCGCGGTGAAGTTGGCTGGCGCTGGCGCTTGGACGTTCTGGAACGGCTCCCGCGACAAACCGACCGTCAGGGAATCGGTGGCTCTCACGACGAATGGCGGGCCGCATTGGCATGGCTATCTCACCGATGGCGTCTGGGAGAGTTGCTGATGCTCGAGCTCCTCACCGTTGCACTGAAGAACTGGAAGCTGATCGCGCTCGGCGCGCTCATTGCCGCGGTGCCCGCAAGCTACCTGGTCGGGCACTGGAAGGGCGATTCCCAGGGTTATAGCCGCCGCGTCGCGGAAGTCGCGGCGGCGGATGTCAAAGCCGAACTCGAAAGGAAGGGCGACAATGCGAAGCTCGCTGGTATGTCTGACTATGATCTTTGCGTTTCTGGCCTGCGCGGGAGCGGCATGCCAGTCGACGCCTGCGACCAGCTGCGCGGGGTTCCTCAAAGCAAGCCTTAGCCCGGCCGGCACGGTGGCGCTGATCGGCGCCGACCGGCCTGGTTACGAGCGCGTGCTGGGCAACGACCGCAACGGCCAGCGCCGCGGCTGCTGGAAATAACGACAACAGTGCATCAAGGGGCTTGGGAACGTTGAGCGAGGATAACCAGATGCCGAACACTTCGGAGAAGATTGCAGACAACGTCCTTCTTCTTGCAATAGCGCGCGTATCGATGGCGCTCGCGATGCCGACGCTCGGTCTCATCGTCTTTTTCGGATCGCAATGGCTGGACGGGCGTATAGACGCCGTCACCAAGACGGCCAATCAGGCGAACGTTGCGGCCGACAAGGCCAACGATGTCGCCGCCAAAGTGAATGACCGGCTGATCGCGGTCGAGACAAAGCAGGTGCAGGACATGGCCGCCAACGAGCGTTTCCAGAACGGGACGCTGACCAGGCTGGACCGGGTGCAGGATAGCATTGTCGGCCTCTCAAACGCCGTTGCGGCGCTTACCGCCACGCTCCAGGCTGTGGCGGAGGAGCGCGCCAGGAGCAAGCCGCCGTAGCGCCCGACCATTTTCCCGACGCCAGCAATATGATCGCCCGTCTCGGCTCACGCCGGGGCGGGCTTTTTGCGTTTTAGCGCGGAACAAACCGGCTGTGTGCTAGGTTTTGAGCGTCGGAAGCTTCGCAGCGATGACAACTCCCCAGGCTTCCGCAGCCCGTCTCGCTCCACGGCAATGGCTTCGAGACGGGCTGTTTTTGCGTTCAGGCTATGCCTTGATATTCGGCGCCGGCGGCTTCATGGTCGCTTGCAATTGCAATCTCTCTACCGTCGCCACGATTGCCGCTGAGATCGCCTCGGCCTCGCCCAGCAAATCGGGACCAAAGAGGCCGTTCACCATCTCTTCGCTTGGCAGCACGCCCGGCGGGCAGTGTTCCTCGATCGTTCGCCGGATCATCGTCAGCGCCAACCGGCAATCGTCCACTTCGATGTTCATTTTTCCCACATTCAATTTCGCTAAAATGCAACCAAAACGGCCAGCGCGGCTTGAATCGCGGTTGGAGTAGCCAGTGCATGCGTAACGCCGGAGAGCGGCTGAAGTTCATCCCGCCCATGGAGCCGGAGCTTGTCGGCACCCCACCCGAGGGTGACGACTGGCTGCACGAGGTTAAGTTCGACGGCTACCGCACGCAGATCATCAAGGACTCCGGCGGCATCCGCCTGCTCACCCGGAGAGGGCACGACTGGACGGAGCGTTACAAGGTGCTCGCCGAAGATGCCGCGGCGATCGAGGCCGAGACCTTCATCCTCGAGGGCGAGGCCATCATGATCAATGAGGCCGGCCTGTCCGACTTCCATGCCTTGCAGGCGGCCGTCAGCAAGCGCACGCCATCGCGCGACCTCTATCTCGTCGCCTTCGATCTCCTCCATCTCAACGGCCACGACCTGCGCGACATGCCGGTGGAAGACCGCCGCGAGATCCTGCACGCCATGATCCCGGCCGGGGGCCGCATCCAGTTCAGCGAGGCGCTGCCGGGAACCGGCGATGCCGCCTATCACCTTGCCTGCGAGGCGAACATCGAAGGGATCGTCTCGAAGCGAAAAACCAGCGCCTACCGCAGTGGGCCGACGATGAACTGGCGCAAGATCAAATGCTTCGACGAAAAGGAGATGGACATCATCGGCGTGCAGCGAGAGACCGGGAAGCCGGCCATGGTGCTGATGGCCGACAAGGGCCACTACAAAGGCGGTGCCTTCGTCACCTTCAAGGCCGACAAGCGCCAGCGCCTGTGGGATCGCGTGCAGGGCAAGGTCGGCGGGCCGGTGCCAAAGGGCCTCAAGAAGGAAAAGGCCGAATGGCTTAAGCCTGGTCTTGTCGGCCGGGTGAAATTCCTCAAGGGTGAGGAAAAGCTGCGGCATGCGAAGCTGCTGGACTACAGGGAGAGTAAATGATGGCGGTAGCCAAGAAAGACCAGGAGCGCGTCACTTACGCCTGGATGTATGGTGCCCAGGCTCAAAAGGACGGCAAGGAGCGCGCGGTGCCGGCCTATTGGCAGGAGCACGCCGACGCCTGGCTACAGGGCTATGACGGGACCCCTCTGAACGGCGGGCCGAAGCCGATCAGTGATCAGATGGAAGCAGAGATCGACGAGGCCGGCGTCGAGAAAAGCTAAATCGACTTGCCGGCACGGATCATGGCGCGCGCTATTGCCAACTGTGCCTCCGTCTTGGCGTTCTCCTTCTGGGTCATATTGTCGGCCGCGATGAGCCGTCGCAGTGATTGCATGATTTCGCCTCGTGTCCATCCCACCTCGAGCATGCAATCTACGATGGCTTGAAATTCCGGCTCCATAGCCTCTTGGCAATCGATCGATCGGTCCGAATAGTCTTCCTGGCGCTTGGGCGGATTGATCATCGTTCATTCCATGTCCGGCACTTCGCCGCTGGTGAAAAGCACATTCGGCGGGCCGTAGTCACCCACCGCCGGGTCTGCATCTCGGCTCCAGGCTATGACACCGGCATGTTGTGCGGCAAGCGCCTTGGCCGTTCGAATGGCGCGCTCTTCACTCTGCTGATCTGTTGGGCCGTATGCGGTGAACAACTCACCGTCTTCGCCACGATCGAACGCGACGACAACAATCAGTTTTGGTTTCTTCTGGTTAGGCAGAACTTGATCGGACATTGCCGCCCCTAAAGGTAATGATCGCCATCAGCTCGATGCGCCAGACAGAACCAGTGTGGCTCTCGTCGCGGCCGAGCAAAGCCGAACGGCGCCCGCAGGCCGCACCCGGCATGTTCGCAGACGTGGTTCTCAATTCGTACCCGCTCGCGGGGTACCGCGGTCATGCCATCAGCAACTCTGGCCGGTTCGTCGCTCATCCGAAGCGCTTGCCGAGAGGAGAAGCCTCGAGCGCGTCGAGCTGATCCTGAAGGCGGCCGTTCAGCACGATCATTTCCTTCAGAGCCTTCATCGTATCGCCCTTGTGCTGGGCAACGAACTTGTCGGCTACGGCTTGCAAGGCTGCTTCCTGACGGCTGTCGAGTGTAATGATGCGGTCTGCCATGAGCGGAACCTCCACTGCTTAGAACAATGAGCCCTGCTGCGGCGCCTGTTGCGGAAACTTGATCTGGGTCGCTGGCTTGTCGACGATCACGAGGGCATCGTCAGGCGCGGGGCGCTGCAACTTCTTCGCCTCCGACCAGGGCGCGGTAAGCCAGGTCTCGATCTCTTCCTGGCTGGTCAGGATCACCGGCATGGCCTTCTCGTGGATCGGCTTGATCAGCGCGTTGGGCGCGGTTGTCATGAAGCCGTAGAGCTCGAAGTCTCCCGGGCCATCCTTGACCTTGCGCACGCCATGCCAAGGCGTCCAGAGGCCTGCGAAGAAGAACAAGGGACGCTCCTCGTTCAGCGCGAACCAGTAATTCCGCTGGATACCGGTTTCGGGGTCTTTGTCGCCGGGCGTTGGGGACGGCTCGGCAAAGCTGGTTACAGGAACCACGCAGCGATGCTCGATCCCGACATATTGCTGCCAGTGTCCATACTGTGGATTGCGAATGTTCGTGGTGCCGTAGTCGGCGGCGCCTTTCACGCGCTCGGCAGGCGTCGGCATGCCCCAGAGAAGGTTAGCGACCTCCCGCTGCCCATCTTGAGCGTTCCGAACCACCGGGCCCGGCCTGTTCGGGTAGATGTCGAGCGACGGTTCCAGGTTGCCGAGGACGTCGCGCAGCGCGCTCGTCCACTGGCGTATGGCCTCCTGGCTGGTCGTGAGATTGTAGAGATTGCACATGTCTTGCCCCTAGTTGCGCAGAATCTCGGGAACGCTCAAAGGCCCAAGGTCGAGGATGCGCTTGTATTCGCCCGTGCGGCGCCAGACACCCCGGATCTTCCCACCCTCTCGATCGCGTTTGGGATCGAACACGTCGCCGCCAAAATGGTCAAGGAAGGCCTTCGCCGCGGCGGGGTCGGCGAAGCAGTGGATGCGATAGTCCTCATATTTGCCGCTCGGCCATATCGCCTGCACCCGCCTTATCTGAGGCTTGACGCCGATGTCCTGGCAGAACCGCGTGATCATGGTCAGGTTCCGATCCGTGCAGATGTCATCCGGCAAGGCGACCTGGTACGGCCAATCCCGGTCGATGACCGATGGCGCCGGCGTGACGCGATTGCGTTTAGGCATCAGTGTAACGACGGCTTCTCGGTAGCTGCCTCCAGCGCATTGATTGCGTCGCGCACAGCCCGGCGCTTCGGCTCGATCGGTTCATCCGGGCGACGATGCGCAAGGGCTAGGACGGTGAAGGCCATAGACAGGTCGCCAATAAGGTCGCGCATTGAAAGCTGGCCAACGACCTCGGCAGCAACCCGCCAAGCCAAAACAGCGTCCTCCCCGTTCAACGTGTCCTTGCCATCTTGCTCGAGATGTTCGCGAAGCATCGCCAGCGCTGCCGAACGATCGGCGAGTTGCGTCTCCGCATCGGTCAGCAACTCCAGGCTGACCGAGATGGGCTTGCGGTTCTCCGGCCAGCCGTCACAACAGGCCTCCAATGCTGCAGCATGAGCTTGCGCCCAAGCACTTGCGGCGCGGGATGCCGAATGGTCAGGACCATCTTCGGGCGGACCGTTGATGTCCCAACCTTCAACGGTAAAGGCACCGTAAGCTGCTTCCTCGGCAGTGAAGCCAGCGCGCGCCAGGGCTTCCTCTGCTGCCGCTAGGCCTCGCGAAATTTCCTCGGGCGATGCGCCCGGAACTGACAGAACGAGGTCCATGTCATCCTCCTGTGACTATCCTGCCGATAGTGAACGAAATGAGAACATTTGAGTCAAGCCCCCTCTTGACGAGTCAGGAATACGTTCCTCATTTCTGGGTATGCCAGAGACCTACGCGCCCAAAAGACGAGACTATCCGCTGTCAAATTTGAACGACGGCATGCGTCTGGTGCGCATCCGCTGTCGCTACTGCAAGCGGACCCACTGCTACTACCCCTCGGATCTCATCCAGATATTCGGGGACGTCGATGTCGATTCCCTGATGGAAAGAATGAAGTGCGAAAATGATCCAAGCCACGGCCGGCTCGATGTCGAGGCGTTCGCGCCGACGGGCAGAGAGGCCGTCGGGCTTCGGATCCGGCGCCTTGTTGCTCTCAAGATCCAGCGCGTTCCTGTCTGGCGAGAGGAGCCGCCGCGGTGA